TGGTCAAGCAACTCATGTTATTAGAGTTGGTGCTAACCTATCTATGACTACTGCACAAACAGTATTCTCAGTTGGTGACTCAGTACGTTTAGGTAACTCATCTATTGGTTATCAAACAGTTAAGATTACAGCAAAGAGTGCTGTACAATCCGGAGCAGCATTTGCTGATTCAGATACAACATTTACTGCTAATGTATCATTTACTGTAGAGCCTAAGTTCAGACTATCAACTAACTTTAGTTGTAACAACAGTGTTGGCGATAGTATTAACTCAGGAGGCGTTACACGTTTCTGGGAAAATAGAGACAACGTTGATAAAGCACCAGGTCAAACTGAATGGTCAAACAACGTAGCTAATAATACAGCCAATGATGAATTACATATAGTTGTATCAGATGAAGACGGATTAATCACAGGTGTTAAAGATAACATCTTAGAAGTATGGGAAGGTCTATCAAGAGCTACTGATGCTAAGAACGAAAGTGGTGAGTCAATATTCTGGAAAGATGTTATCGATAATCAATCTAATTGGTTGTGGGTAGGTGGAGCAGAACTTAGAGCAACATCTAATGTTAATACTGCTGCACAAACATATTCCAATACTGGTGCATTATTAAACAATCATGTTAATGCTGTAATACCATTTACATCATCTTTCCAAGTAGGTTCAGATGGATCTAATCCAAATGAAACTTCAATTGCTATAGGACAATTAGCTAAAGCTGTTGACCTATTCAAGAATCCAGCGGATGTTGATGTATCATTAATACTAACTGGCTTGTCCAGAGGTGGTACTAATGGAGAGCAATGGCCAAATTATCTTATAGATAATATTAGTGACGCAAGAAAAGACTGCGTAGTTTTCTTATCACCTGAAAAGGCTGATGTAGTAAACAATCAAGGTGGTGAATCAAATGATGTTAAAACATTTGCAGATTCAGTATCACCAAGTTCATATGCGGTTATGGATAGTGGATGGAAATATCAATACGATAAGTATAATGATGTTTACAGATACATTCCATTGAATGGTGACATAGCTGGCCTTTGTGTTAGAACAGATGATACAAGAGACCCATGGTTCAGTCCTGCAGGATATAATAGAGGTGTAATTAAAAATGTAATTAAACTTCCATACAATCCAGATAAAGCAGACAGAGATATACTTTATAAAAATAAAGTTAATCCTGTAATAACTCAACCAGGTCAAGGAACATTACTGTTTGGAGACAAGACTTTATTAGCTAAACCAAGTGCATTTGATAGAATCAACGTAAGAAGATTATTCATTGTTCTTGAAAAGGCAATAGCAACTGCAGCTAAGTACACTCTATTTGAATTCAATGATGAATTTACTAGAGCACAGTTCCGTAATATGGTAGAACCATTCCTACGAGATGTACAAGGCAGAAGAGGTATATTTGACTTTAGAGTTGTATGTGACGAGACAAACAATACTGGAGAAGTAATTGATGGCAATAGGTTTGTAGGAGACATCTACATTAAGCCTGCTAGATCAATTAATTTCATTCAGTTGAACTTTGTAGCGGTTCGTACAGGGGTTGAATTCTCTGAGGTCGTTGGTTCATTCTAAGATAAATAGTTAGGTAAGAAGGAGAAAGCATAATGGCTTTTAACATTAACGAGATCAAATCCCAGCTAGCTCTTGGAGGCGCACGTCCGTCACTCTTTCAAGTGACATTGACTAACCCTGTAAACGCAGCTGCTGATTTAAAATTTCCATTTATGTGTAGGGCTGCGCAAATGCCAGCCTCTACGCTAGGAACAATTGAGGTACCATACTTCGGTCGTAAAGTAAAAATTGCTGGAGACAGAACTTTTGCTGAGTGGACTGTTACTTTAATACAAGATGAGGATATGATTATTAGAAACTCTATGGAAGAGTGGTCTAATAGTATTAATTCACATCTAGGTAACTTACGTTCATTTGCTACAGCAAGTCCTACTCTCTACAAAGCAAACGCATCAGTGACCCATTTTGGGAAGACTGGTCTTCCATTGAGAACATATACATTTAATGGTTTATTTCCAACGGAAGTAAGTCCTATTGATTTAGACTGGAATACAACAGATACTTTAGAAGAGTTTACTGTTACATTCCAATATGATTACTGGGAGGTGGCTGGCATTACAGGTAATGCTGGTGGTACATAATATATTATTAACAATATAAGGTGAAATTGATATGGCGGAATTATTTGGGTTTGAGTTTAAAAGAAAAGGTGTAAGTCAGGAACAGGACATTGGTTCCTTTGCACCAAAGATAGATGACGAAGGTGCTATAACAGTCGCAGAAGGTGGCGCTTATGGTACCTACGTTGATCTTGAAGGCTCAACCAGAACCGAATCAGAACTCATTACAAGATACAGACGTATGGCTTTACAGCCAGAGTGTGAGCTTGCTGTAGATGACATAGTTAATGAAACTATTGTCTATGGAGAAGAGCATAAGATTTGTGAATTGAATTTGGATAGTTTAGAAGCTAGTCCAAAACTTAAACAACTTATACGTGAAGAATTTGATAACACATTAAGACTATTAGACTTTAATAGTAAGGGTTATGAAATCTTTAGACATTGGTACATTGATGGTAGACTATATTATCATGTAGTAATAGATCCTAAAGATCCAGAATCAGGTGTTAGAGAACTACGTTACATTGATCCAAGAAAAATTAAAAAGATCAGAACAGTAAACAAGCAAAGAGTTGGGAACCAGATAGCTGGACCTGGCGCTGTTACTATTACAAAAACAAAAGAAGAATACTTTATCTATAATGAAAAGGGCTTTACAGGATATCCTGGTGGCTCTCCAACTGCAGCTTCTGGTGAGCAAGGTGTTAAGATTGCCAGAGACTCTATCATTAATTGTACATCTGGTATGATGTCAGAAGATAATAGAATAGTATTATCACATTTACATAAAGCTATTAAACCATTAAACCAATTACGTATTTTAGAAGATGCAACTGTTATCTATAGGATATCAAGAGCACCTGAAAGAAGAGTGTTCTATATTGATGTGGGTAATCTACCTAAGTTAAAAGCAGAACAGTATTTAAGAGACATGATGGTTAAGCATAAAAATAGATTAGTATATGATGCTGGTACTGGAGAAGTAAGAGACGATCGTAAATTTATGACTATGTTAGAAGACTATTGGTTACCTAGAAGAGAAGGTGGCAGAGGTACTGAGATAACAACATTAGGTGCTGGTCAAAACTTAGGCGAATTAGATGACGTACTATACTTCCAAAAGAAATTATACAGATCATTAAATGTTCCTGTATCAAGATTAGAATCAGAGACTGGTTTCCAACTAGGTAGAAGTACAGAGATAAGTAGAGATGAATTAAAGTTCCAAAAGTTTATTGGTAGAACTCGTAATAGATTCTCAATATTATTTGATAAAGTTTTAGAGAAACAAATAGTACTTAAAGGTATTATGACTTTAGATGAATACAATGAAGCTAAAGAAAGTATCAGATATGACTTTATGGAAGACAATCATTTCTCAGAACTTAAAGAGATGGAGATTCAAACAGAAAGAGTTAACGCCCTAAATAATATCGATCCATTTATTGGTAGATACTTCTCACAGAGATGGGCTAAGAAGAATATATTAAGAATGACAGATGAGCAAATGGAACAAATGGATGCTGAAATAGCACAGGAACAAGAAGATGGAACTATTCATCAAGACCTTGAACCTGCTGGTAAAGAAGAGATGCCAGATGAACCAATAGACGGTGGTCCTCCAGAAGGTGAAGAACCGCCTGCTGAATAATTATAAATAAATATACGTAAGGATATTATTATGCCAGAGAACAATAGTGACCAAATGATTAAATTTGCAGCACAAGGCAAGCCAGCAAAATTCGGTGACCAGTTTGGTGACCTAATGAAAGATAAAGTTAATGCTGGTGTTGAAGCTATAAGAGCAAAAGTCGCAGCCAAGTTAGCAGGCCTTGACCCAACAGGAGATGTTGGTGATGGTGCTGAAGAAGGTGGTAATAACACTAGCACACAAGATGATGCTGAGATGGAATTAACACCTGAAGAAGAAAAAGAGCTTGATGCAGAAGAAGCAACATAAGCCACAGGAGAAATAACAGATGAAGACTCTGACAACAATACTTGATGAGAATAGAAATCATGATTACGGAAATCCTAAGTCACCTGGTGACAAGGCTTTTGTAGATAAGCATGTAATTCAAAAAACAGACTACCCTCATAAACCTAAAAATGGTTCTAATGATGATATCTTTAGTGGTAAAAAGCAAAAGAAGAAAAAGAAAATAGCTGATCAACCAGATGAACAAGCTGTATACGAAATGTCTGATGCACAGTCTAAGAAGAAAGAAGACATTGTTAAAGGTATGAAAAAGAATACTCATGACTTTATTAAACGATATGGTAAAGATGCAGAGTCAGTTATGCATGCTACTGCTAATAAAATGGCAAACGAAAATTCCGTTTTAGAAAGTGTTATAAATGCTACAGAAGATAAAATTATAACTGTAGAGAATAAAGAATTTAAACTTACATTAGTTGATGCAAATGCATTAAAAAAAATCTACGAAGATTTGAATGATGTAAACAAAAAAGAATTTGAATCAAAATTACAAACTAAAATTGGTACGCAACAATTAATTAGCTTTGCGTCTCAGTGGGGAGAATAAGTAAATGGCTGCTGTAGAATTATCAAATCATTTAGCACCAGGTGGTGGTAAAATAGTACTGCTTTATAAGTCGGGTGGAACTGCTGCTGTAAACAAAACTTTAGCTAACTTAGCTACAGGTGGAGAAACAGTTACTGCTGCAGACATCACACGTATATATTATACAGGTGCTGGTACATTAACTATAAAACGTAATACAACTCCTGTGTTCATTAGTGATGTTCATACATCTTTTGATTGGGATCTAAAAGAAGCTGGCATTTCACTTAGTGCAAATAATGATCAAGCAATTAATGTAGTTTTTTCAGATGCAAACAGCACAGCAATAATAGAATTACAAAAAACTTCTAACCATAGTTCAACACAATACTAGGATAAACAGATGAAACTTATTACAGAACTAAACGAAGAAGTAAAATATGTTGTTGAAGAAGTAGAAGGCAAAAAGAAAAATTACTTCATAGAAGGTGTCTTCATGCAAGGAGATATCAAGAATCGTAATGGTAGAATGTATCCTAAAGAGGTGCTTGCAAAAGAAGCAGCTCGTTATAATAAAGAATATATACAAAAGAATAAAGCGTATGGGGAGCTAGGTCATCCACAAGGACCTACAATTAACCTTGAACGTGTATCACATATGATAAAAAGTCTAACACCTGATGGATCAAACTTCATTGGTAAAGCTAAAATATTAGATACACCATACGGAAATATAGTAAAGAGTTTAATTGACGAGGGAGCTCAGCTTGGAGTTAGTTCCAGAGGTATGGGAACACTAAAAGAAAAGCAAGGTGGCGCTCAAGAAGTACAGTCAGATTTTATGTTATCAACAGCAGCTGATATAGTTGCTGACCCTTCCGCACCAGAAGCATTTGTTAATGGTGTCATGGAAGGAGTTGAGTGGGTTTATAATGCAGCTTCATCTTCATACAGTGCTATGCAGGTTGTAGATGAAATTAAGAAAGTGGGAATAAAAGATGCGAAAAAACTTGAAGAACACAAGATTGCTTTGTTCAATAAGTTTATGCGTAACTTATAATAATTAAATTTTATAAATAATAGAATAAACAATAAGAAGGAGTCCAAAGATGGCCAATAAAAAAATCGAACAGGTAGTCGAAGATGACGATCTGCTAGAGGCCAGCAAGGAAACTGACGACCAACAACTCGACGAGTTTAAAGCTGACGCTACTGGTGGAGAAGGTGCTTTATCATCTGTGATTAAAGATGCAGAAGTTCCGGAACCCCATAGCACAGGCTCAGCAGCTCGAGGTGCTGACAAGAATGCTGGAGAGTCTATGAATTCTCCCGTTGCAGCAACTAAAGCGTCAGTATCTAAAGCTAGCATAATCTCACAAGTCATGGGTAAGATGAATGGAATGAGCAAAGACTCATTACAGAAACTTGCAGGAGAAGTAGACACGTATGGTAAAAACAAATTACCAGCATCTAAATCTCAATCACATGGTAAAGACGCAATGCCTAAATTGGCAGCTGGTAAAGTGACACAACAGGAAGCTATAGATGCTACTGCTGAGATCTTTGCTGGAGAAGAGCTATCGGAAGAAATGACTTCTAAAGCTCAAACAATTTTTGAAGCAACAGTAAATGCTAAGATGATTGAACTTGCTAACCATATGCATGAAGAGTATAACACTAAACTTGATGAAAGCAAAGAAGTCTTTCAAAAAGATTTAACAGACAGAGTAGATGAGTATCTTGATTACGTCACAGAAGAGTGGATGAAAGAGAACGAAGTTGCAATAGAGAATGCACTTAAAGTCGAAGTGGCTGAAAGATTTATGACAAGTATCAAAGATCTGTTTACAGAAAATTATATTTCTGTACCAGAAGATAAAGTTGATCTTGTTGCTGAACTTGAGCTACAAAAAGAAGAACTTGAAGGAAAGTTAGAAGAGCAAGTCCAAGCTGCTATTAATACTAGAAAAGAAACTGATAACTTAGTTGCTTTTAAAGTGTTTTCAGAAGCATGTGATGGTTTAACACTAACACAAAAAGACAAGCTAACAAAACTTTCAGAAAGTATAGAATATGCTGATCCATCTGATTACGCTAATAAGATTGATCAATTGAAAGAACACTACTTCACAAATAAGAAAGCCATTACTGAAGCAGAAGATCTTAATAGTGACCCTGTAGATGTAGATGCAGAGGCGCCAGCCAATAAACAGACTGGTCCAATGAGTGTATATTCACAGGCAATCTCAAGAAGTATTCGAAAATAATTAATCTAAAAGACCCAAGGAGGGAATCCAACAATGCAATTAACTGAAGAGCTACAAAATAAGTGGCAGCCCATACTTGAGCATTCAGATCTTCCAGAAATTAAAGATCCTCACAAACGCCAAGTAACAGCAGCCTTATTAGAAAATACTGAAATCGCTTTAAAAGAGCAAGCTCAGTTCGCGCCTCAGAGCTTATTAGAAACATCACCTACAAATGCAATGGGTGCATCATCTAGTACAGCTGGTGACGGTGCAGTCGATATATACGATCCGGTTTTAATATCTCTTGTTAGAAGAGCTATGCCTAACCTAGTCGCATATGATATTATGGGTGTACAACCAATGACAGGTCCTACAGGACTTATCTTTGCTATGCGCTCACGCTACACAAGCCAAACAGGAACTGAAGCATTCTACGACGAAGCAAATACAGCTCACTCTGTATCTGCTGTTGTGTCTGAAGCTGCATCTACTGTAGGTAAATCTGACGGTAACCTAGGTGATTCACCTGCAGATGGTTATTTGAATAGTACAGTTTCAAATGTGGAACTATACAATTTCATGTCAGGTATGACAACAGCTCAATCTGAAGCAGCTGAAGCTCAAACTACTAATACAATTCCAGAGATGGCATTTAGTATTGAGAAGATTGCTGTAACAGCATTATCACGTGCTCTAAAAGCTGAGTACACAATGGAATTAGCACAAGACTTAAAAGCTATCCATGGATTAGATGCTGAAACAGAACTAGCTAACATCCTTTCAACTGAAATATTAGCAGAGATCAACAGAGAATTAGTAAGAACTGTTGGTGTTATAGCTAAAGTTGGAGCACAAGAAGGAACAACTACTGTTGGTAAATTTGATCTAGACACCGACTCAAATGGTCGTTGGATGGTTGAAAAGTTCAAAGGCTTAATGTTTGCAATCGAAAGAGAAGCTAACGCTATAGCAAAAGGAACAAGACGTGGTAAAGGTAACATAGTCATATGTAGATCTGATGTTGCATCAGCATTACAAATGGCAGGTGTTCTTGACTACACACCAGCACTTAACTCAAACAATCTAAATGTAGATGACACAGGATCAACCTTCGCAGGTGTTCTTAATGGTCGTATCAAAGTATATGTAGATCCATATGCTGGTGATAACTATATGACAGTTGGTTACAAAGGCTCTAGTGCTTTTGATGCTGGACTGTTCTATTGTCCATATGTGCCATTACAGATGGTAAGAGCAGTTGGAGAAGATTCTTTCCAACCAAAAATTGGATTTAAGACACGTTATGGTGTTGTAGAAAATCCATTTGCAAGAGGAACTGCTGCAATCGCTGCTGCAGGTACTATTGTACAGTCTCAAAATGAGTACTACAGAAAAGTTGTTGTTAACAATCTTATGTAAGAGGATTTAACATTAACAAATTAGAAAGAGGGTTCTTCGGAGCCCTCTTTTTTTTGGCATAAATAGTATCATGGCAATATTAGATACCCAACCAACGAACCCTCAGTTCTTATCACCTCTAGGATTTAACTTTCAAATAAGAAAGCTACCTAATGTGAACTACTTTGCACAGTCAGTTAACCTACCAAGTGTAACTGTTGGTAATGCAGAATTGCCAACACCATTTAAAAGAGTACCTATACCAGGTGATGAAATGACCTTGGGAGATTTGTCTGTTTCATTTAAAGTAGATGAAGATATGAAAAATTATATTGAAATATATAATTGGATGCAGTACATATCCTTCCCTGAAAGTTTTACACAAAGTAAAGAAGTATATAATAAAGATGGTTTGGGAGGACTTACTGGTTTAAAAAATGTACAAAGAACAGGACGTTCATTAGGTGAAGGATCAATGAGTGATGCTACACTAACTGTATTAAGTAGTGCATCTAAACCTAATCTATCTATAACATATCAAGATTGTTTTCCAACATCTTTATCCGATCTAGTATTTGATACCAGACAATCAGATGTAGATTATATAGAAGCCTCAGTTACATTTAGATTTAAATTTTTTAATATAGATAAAATAAGCTCCTCAGGAAATAGTAACACTGCAGTACGAATAAACGGTTGACCTAGACTACACAATCTAGTATATTAAATTGTGGAGGTTTGTTATGAACATATTTGTATTAGATAGAGATCCTAAGATCGCAGCATATCAGATGTGCGATAAGCATGTAGTTAAAATGATACTAGAATCAGCTCAAATGTTATCAGCTGTACTAGATTGTCAGTATAAGAATAAACATAGAAGCAAAGATAATGAACCTGTGATAGAACGATTTGGCCTACCAGGCTATCCTAAAGCTCATGCAAAACATCCTTGTACCTTATGGGTTAGAGCATCAAAACAAAATGCTATGTGGTTAGTAAAACATATGAGAGCCTTATGTTTTGAATACTTTAAACGATACAATAAGTTTCATAAGTATGACGCATACCCTTTATTGTATGAGGCACAATTAAAGTATTGTGAATTTGAACAACCATGTGCAACAGAATTTGTACAAGCAATAACAAATAAAGAATTACATAGAGATGATCCAGTAGAAGGATACAGAGAGTATTATAGAAAAGAGAAAGCTCATTTCTGTACTTGGAAGCATGGTGACATACCAGAATGGTTTAGCAATGACATTAGATGAATTATTTGATTTATGGAAAGAAGATAGTAAGATAGATAGAACAGAGCTTGGTGAAGCATCTGCTATACAACCACAACTTCATCATAAGTATTATAAACTATTTGCACAAGAGAGATTAATACTGAGAAAATTTGAAGCAGACCATAAGACATTGTATAAAGATAAGTGGGATTACTTTCAAGGTACAATGATACAGAGTGACTTAGAAGAGAGAGGATGGATTCCTAATCCATTGAAAATATTAAAGAGTGATCTAGCTTTATATATTGATAGCGACAAAGATGTAATCCATCATAATTTAAAAGTAGCATATCAAAAAGAGAAGATAGATTTTTTAGAGAGTGTAATAAGAACAATTAACAATAGAGGGTTTCAGATAAAAAATGCAATCGATTGGGAAAAGTTTAAAGTCGGGATATAAAATTTGTGAGCCAGACTTTTATGAAAATAATACAAGAGAACTAGATAAGCTAATGCTGCAAGTAAACTTTGGGAGACCAGAGAAAGCAGATCGAGGTTCATTTTTACACAATTATCATAGACCATATAGTAAAATGTTTCATGCAGATATGAGATACAAAGTGGAAAATGTATTAGAGATAGGTGTATGGGTAGGGTTAGGTTTACTTACTTGGGCACATTGGTTTCCTAATGCTATCATAGAAGGTGTGGATTGGAAGTTTCAATACCAACATAAGATAAAAAGACTATATGATTTAAAAGAACAAGCTAGTAATGTAGAAAGAATATTACTAAATTGGGTAGATACTAGTGAGAGAGAAATGGTATTAAAACATTTCAATCCTGTTAAGTATAATGATTACTTTGATATAATTATTGATGACGGTAATCATTTTTCAAGTTGTCAGAAAGCTACGTTAATTAATACCTGGCAATATTTAAAACCTGGAGGTTGGTATTGTATTGAAGATATAACTGATCATTACGAACAGCCAGTTAAGTTAATAGAATATTTAAACGAGTTATCAGATGAAGGTCATAGTGTGGGATGGTTTGAAAATCCTGAGAGCATTAGATTAGATTCAAGAATGGTAGCTATAAAAAAGAAAGGCGATATAGCAAATGTTTAAGAAAAGTTTTTTTGGTTGGTTGTTTGCTAAACCAGATTCATTTACTTCAACAACTGTAGTTAAAGTTATGACTAAGATTCAAATGAAAAAGTTATCTAAGTTACAATTAGAAACTATGGGTAGAGAGAACGGTATTGAGTTGGATAGAAGAAAAACCAAAGACAAATTAATAATAGAATTACATAAGAAACTAACAAAGAAGGTAAAGTAAAATGGCATCAATAAAAGAACATTTATATCATGCATTAGAAATAAAATTTGAAGCAGCTAAAGCTCATGCTACTGCTCAGCTTGTTTTATCATTTGAAAATCCAGTAGCTCTTGGAGAGCATCCACAACTGATAGATGATATGGCTAAGTTAATCTCAGATGTAGCTGCAGCAGAAGAAAACTTAGCTGCGCTTAGAGATAACTTTGGTGCTAAAGCAGTATCAGATTCTATGGCTCCACCAGCTGAGAACCCGGACGCTAGTCATATAAAATAAATGATAAAAGTTTCTAAGTTTGATGATGTATACTTAACGGTAGATACAGATCCTAGCATTAGTCAAGAGCTAAGTGACTATCTTACCTTTACAGTACCAGGCGCTCAATTTATGCCTCAAGTAAGGAATAGATTTTGGGATGGTAAGATACGTCTATACAATCAAATGAAGAAGCAATTATATTTTGGTCTTGGTCCAAAGATAGAAGATTTTTGTAGAAGTAGAAACTATGAATTAATAGTTAAAGATGACCCTGCTTTTTTTCAGCAAGAGTTTTCTTTAAACGAAGTTGATGATCTTGCAAAGAACATTGGACTTAGTCTTGAACCAAGAGACTATCAGAAGAGAGCTATCTCACATGCAATAAGAAACAAAAGATGTATGTTGCTATCACCTACTGCATCTGGTAAGTCATTAATCATTTATATGTTAAGTAGGTACTACCCAGAAAGAAAACTTATAATAGTACCAACAACAGCATTAGTACATCAAATGTCATCAGACTTTAAAGAGTATGGTTACCAAGATGAATGTCATAAAATTACAGCTGGTGCTGATAAAGATACTGATGCAGAGATAACTGTTACTACATGGCAATCAATATACAAGATGCCAAAGTCATGGTTTAATCAATACAATGTTGTTATAGGAGATGAGGCTCATCTATTTAAATCTAAATCATTAGAAAGTATAATGAAGAAGTTAACAGTCTGTCCTTATAGATTTGGATTCACTGGTACGTTAGATGGTACATTAACACATAGGTTAGTATTAGAAGGATTGTTTGGTCCTGTTGAAAAGGTAACTACTACATCAGAGCTGATAGAAAGCAATCACCTAGCTAAGTTTAAGATAAATATAATTACATTAAAGTACTCAGACCAAACATGTAATTTATTAAGACGTGCAAAGTATCAAGACGAGATAGATTTCCTAGTAAGAAATGAAGCACGTAATAGATTCATTCGTAACTTATGTATAAGCCTTGAAGGTAATACATTAGTATTATTTAATTTTGTTGACAAGCATGGAAAAGTGTTGTACAATATGATTAATGATGAGAACACCAAGACTGCATTTTATGTTCACGGAGGAGTTGATGGAGAAGAAAGAGACCGTATTAGATCAATTGTTGAAGAGTCTCAGAACGCTGTTATTGTGGCATCCTACGGAACTTTTAGTACTGGTGTTAATATTCGTAATCTACATAATATAATATTTGCTAGCCCAAGTAAGTCTAGGGTAAGAAATTTACAATCTATAGGTAGAGGACTTAGAACTGCTGAAGGTAAAACTGAAGCTAGACTATTTGATATAGTAGATGATCTAAGACATAAGCAATGGAAAAATTATGCTCTGGAACATTTTACTGAGAGACTTAAAATTTATAATGAAGAGAAATTTCCATACAAAATGTACTCGGTACGTTTAAAGGAGTAGACATGGAACACACAGTAATCAAATTAATGAACGGTGAAGAGATAGTAGCTCAAGTTCTTATTGAAGATAATGATACTATTAAGTTAAGTGAACCAGTACAAATACATAGAATAATTTCACCAAGTGGATACGAAGTAATTAAATGCTCCCATTGGTTATTGTTTAATAAAAATCCTGAGATATCTTTAGAGAAGAAACATATCTTACTAAGAGTTAATGACATAAATGAAAACGTAATAACACATTATGATTATTTTATAAAACATTCTAAGAATAAAGAACTAGAACATATTAATGCAGGAGATACTGTATTAGCTAGAGCAGAACAAATTTATAAACAACAACAATTAGAACGACAAGAAATGGCTGAGGATGAAGATATGGAACAAGCAGATTTAAATTTGGAAGAGTATATGCGTAACGCATCTAATACTACAATACATTAAGATGGCACATTATGTAGATAATAAAATTCTTTATGCTACTATGATTGAGTATAAAGATAAAGTTAATGAAGCTGAGGCTGTAGATGATCCTAAGCCACCTATACCAGATATTGTAGGAAGCGCATTACTTAAAATAGCAAATAGGTTATCAACTAAACCTAATTTTATAAACTATACATTTAGAGAAGAGATGGTTAGTGATGGGATAGAGAACTGTATTAATTATATTGATAACTTTGATCCAAAAAAGTCTAAGAATCCTTTTGCATACTTTACTCAAATAATATACTATGCCTTCCTAAGAAGAATACAAAAAGAAAAGAAACAATTATATATTAAACATAAAGCAATACAAAACTTTCAAATATTTGATGGATGGATGGATCCTGCTGATGGTCAAATGATATCCACACAGCAAGGTTTACCAGAGACTACAGACTATATGAGTGACTTTGTAAAGAATTATGAACAAAAAGAAAAAGAGAAAAAACAGCAGAGGCCTGCAACACCGCCTAGAGGGGTTGAACAATTTTATAAAGAGAAGTGATTTATGAAAATAGCATTAGTGACTGATTTGCATTTTGGTGCTCGTAACGATAACATTAAAGTAGCAGCTAACCAAAAGAGATTTTATGATGAAGTATTCTTTCCTTACTTAAAAGAACATAACATCAATACTGTAATAGATTTGGGCGATACCTTTGATCGTAGAAAGTATATTTCTTTCACATCTTTAAAGGCAGCTAAGGCTATGTTCTTTGAACCCTTAAAAGAAAACAATATAACCACACATATGTTAGTAGGTAATCATGACGCTGTGTATAGAAACACTAATGAATTAAACTCAGTGTATCTGTTAACTCAAGAGTATCCTAATATTATAGAGTATCATCAACCGTCAGAAATAAACATAGGTGGATGCGATCTACTTATGCTGCCGTGGATATGTAAAGACAATGAGAAGCAATCGTATCAAATGATAAAAGATACAACAGCTCAAATAGTTATGGGTCACCTAGAGTTAAAAGGTTTCCAGATGAATAAAGGATATGTAATACAAGAAGGTGCAGACCATACAATATATGATAAGTTTGATATGGTATGTACTGGACACTATCATCATAAGTCTACAGAGAAGAATATTAACTATCTTGGTTGTCCATATGAAATGACATGGATGGACTATGAGGATCCTAAAGGCTTTCATATATTTGATACTGAAACAAGAGTGTTGACTAGAGTCGTAAACCCTAATAGAATGTTTTATAAGTTATGGTACAATGATACTAACTTAACATTTGAAGATGTAATGGCTATGGACTTTACACCTTACCAGAATGCTTATGTTAAAATTATAGTATCTAATAAAACTAATCCATACTTATTTGATACGTATGTAGATAAGGTAGAGAAAGCAGATACTATTAATCTACAAGTAGTTGAAGATCATTTACATTTAGATATAGATGATGATGCAGATATAATTAATGAAGCAGAAGATACACCTACTATATTAGAGTCGTATGTAGAGGCTTTAGATATTAAAACTGATAAAGAAAAAGTAAAAAACTTATTAAGAAATTTATATGATAGGGCATTGAGTATAACATGATAGTATTTAAAAATATTAAATGGAAGAACTTTATATCTTATGGTAACCATTGGACAGAAGTAGATCTAAATCAAACAAAGTCTTCTTTAATTATAGGAGAGAATGGTTCTGGTAAGTCTACTATATTAGATGCACTAACATTTGGTCTGTATAATAAACCATTTAGAAAAGTAACTGTACAACAATTAGTTAATACTATCAACAATAAAGACATGGTTGTAGAAGTAGAATTTGGTATTGGTTCTCATGAGTATAAAATTGTTAGAGGACAGAGGCCAAGAAAGTTTGAAGTGTATCAAGATGGTAAACTATTAAACCAAGAAGCCCATGCAAAAGATTATCAAGAGACCCTTGAAAAACAAATACTAAAGCTCAACCATAAGAGCTTTTGTCAAGTGGTTGTGTTAGGTAGCTCCAGCTTTATTCCTTTCATGCAGCTACCAACCAACCATAGGAAAGAAGTTATAGAAGACTTACTAGACATAGGTATCTTTTCTATTATGGCAACACTATTAAAAACTGATGTTGCAGATAATAAAGAACGTGCACAAGAACTATCTAGTGAACTCAATACTATAGAAGAGAAGATAAGAATTCAACAACACTTTGTAGATAAAATATCACAGCAACAAGATGAAGCTATAGCAGATAAGAAAGAACAAATAATAAAACTTGAGAATGAAAATAGTATTAGTGAAGTTAATCTAAAAGATCAAGAGACTGATCTATCTAAGTTAAGAAAAGAGGTAGCAGAAGAAGAGAAGATTCGTTCAAAGTTAAATCAACTTAGTAACCTAGAAGATAAAATAAAAGATAAAGTTAAAACTCTCAGAAAAGATATACAGTTCTTTGATACTCATGATGATTGTCCTACGTGTAACCAATCTATAGATGAAGACTTTAAAGCTAAAGTAATAGATGAGAAAGAAGATAAAGTAGAAGAGTGTGAAGCAGGTTTTGAACCATTAGAAAAAGAACTGGAGTCTACACAAGGAGAGATCAATCATATAGTAGAGGTGTACCAAAAGATGGATGGTATGAATGTACAAATTAATTCTTTGAACTCTCAGATGAATGGTAACAGACAATTGATATCATCTCTACAGACAGATATAGACAATACATCTAAGCAAGATATTACAGAAGAGAAAAATAAAATTAAAGACTTTACTATAGAGTTAGATAGTAAAAGAAAAGATGTAGAAGAGTTTACTGATGTGAGAGAAATATATGATGTAGCTACTAAGTTGTTAAGAGACACAGGAATAAAATCTAGAATAGTTAAACAATATATTCCTGTAATGAACAAACTTATTAATAAGTACTTAGCAGCTATGGATTTCTTTGTACAGTTTGAATTAGATGAAAACTTTAATGAGAATATTAAGTCTAGGTTTAGAGATGAGTTTACATATGCATCTTTTAGTGAAGGTGAAAAGATGAGAATAGATTTATCATTATTGTTTACTTGGAGAGCAATTGCTAAGTTAAAAAATAGTGCTAGTACAAATTTATTAATACTAGATGAGATATTTGATAGTAGCTTAGACGCACAGGGTACGGATGAGTTCTTAAAAATAATAAATGACTTGACTTTAGATACAAATGTGTTTATAATAAGTCATAAGACAGATCAGTTGATAGACAAATTTTCTAACGTAGTTAGATTTGAGAAGCATCAAAACTTTAGTAGGATGGTAGCATGAAAATAAAGAATTTAGAAAAGATACAGAAACAATTATCTACTGTTATGGATAACTCCAAAGGTCTTAAACCAAGTGGTTTTGAAATAGAAGATACAGATTTAAAACTAAGTATGAAAGACGATTACTTATGGGATGAATTACCTACTTTTAATTTTGAGGACCCTCCTGTAGATCCAGTTAAGTTTTCTATGGCTATGGTAACACTGATGAGAGAAAAAGGTGGTATGGCATTAGCTGCTAACCAAGTAGGACATAACTTTGCAATGTTTGTTACAGAAGGTGAGCCAGCCTTTGCAATATTTAATCCTACAATAACATTTAGAAGTCCTAATGAAGTACTAATGGATGAAGCATGCTTATCCTTTCCTGGTCTTAACTTAAAAATAAAACGTCCAGCATCTATTCGTATAAGATTTCAAGAGCCATATGGTAATTGGATAACAAAACAGTTTGCAGGAATGAGTGCAAGAGTATTTTTACAAATGGCTGATCATTTAATAGGTGTTGACTTCACTGACAAAGTAAGTAAACTAAAATTAGATATGGCAAAAAAGAAAGTGAAAAGTAATGGGTAGAGATGTATCAATACCTAATATCTATGACTCTATAGTTAAGATATTAGCTGGGGAATTAGAAATAGATGAGTCAAGAATACAACATAAGAGTCATATACTAAATGATCTTGGTGGTGATAGTTTACAAATTGTAGAAGTAATAATGCAGATGGAAGAACATTTTAATATTATTATTGAAGATGAATCTGTTGATAGAATTAATACAGTAGAAGATATATATAAAGAAGTGCGAGGAATACTTGAGCGATAAACAATATACATATAGTGAAATATTTCACTCAGCCCAAGGTGAAGGATTGTATACAGGTACACCTGGACCTTGGCTAAGATACTTTATGTGCAACTTACAGTGTAATGGATTTGGTCAAGATGATCCTACTGATGAGAGTACATATAAGTTACCTTATAAAGATTTAGATACAAGTAAGTATGAAAAGTTAGAAGACTTACCTGTGTTTGAATATGGATGTGATAGTAGTTACTCTTGGTCAGCTAAGTATAAAAAGTTTCAACATAAAGCTACAGCAGAAGAGATAGCTATTAGAATAGTACTTAGTATGAAGAACAAGCATAATCCATTAGGGTTGTTTATACATCCTAACAATGGAGGATACTGGCAGCACTTACATATAACAGGTGGTGAACCTTTAATGCCACATGCTCAAGAATGTACTGCAGAAGTAATGAAGAATCTAATAAGAGTAGCTAACTTTCCTGCAAGTATAACTTTTGAGACTAACGGTACACAAGAATTAACACATGAGCTTATAGAAGCAATTAATGTTTATAAGTTACCTGTTCATTGGTCTATAAGTCCTAAGCTATGGAACACTGCTGGTGAGCATGATACTAAAGCATTCATACCAGGTAACATAAAAGCCTTACAAGAGATCTCGCCTCATGGTATGTTAAAGTTTGTCTGTAATGGAACAGATAAATCTTGGGAAGAGATAGAACAAAAAGTAGATGTATTAAGAAAGATGGAAGTCAACTTTCCTGTATCAATTATGCCAGTTGGTGCAACAGTTGAAGGACAAAAATTAGTGGACAGTCAGGTCGCAACTGAAGCTGTAGCTAGAGGTTATCATATCTCTGCCAGAGTTCACACTTACCTATGGGGGAATAAAATTGGCGTTTAGTAATATATATTCATTAAATGTCTGGAGATCAAAGATCGAAGGCATTGATAATAAAAAGTTGGCAGAGCTATGTATGGCTCAGGCTAACTTTAGAAAAGATAAAAATGTATCCGCAACTGGATATGAAGACTCACCTATTGATGGATTAGATCCAGAGATGGTTAAGTTAAGAGGTACAATTAAAAAAGTTATACATGAAAAGTTTGAAGCAAGATTAAAAGAAGGAGAAGTCTGGGCTCATATATGTAGAACAGGAGAGTCTACTCAGATTCATTCTCATAGAAAGAAAACTGATTGGGCATTACAATGTTTGTCTTGGGTGTACTATGTTAAGATACCACCAGGAGAGAACGTAGGTGGAAGAATAGTATTCCAAACTCAGCTTGGTGGATTGTTTACAATTAATAAAGATTTCAATCCTCAAGAAGGTGAGTTTATAATCTTCCCATCTTGGTTACCACATTTTACTACAAGAAATTCATCACCTGATATTCGTATATCTATATCATCTAATTATAGATTTGAGGATCAAAGAACATATGATGAAGTAGCAAGAGAAGGTAGAAACAATAACATTAGAAAACTTACAGGAGTTTAATATGGCAAAATATATTTCAACTAAAACATATAAACATCTTGGACCGGTAGCTTATAGACAATGGAGAGCAGACTCTCATTGTAATCTTATACATGGCTATGCTCTATCGTTTCATTTTGAATTTGAAGCTGATACATTAGATGCTCGTAACTGGGTTATGGACTTTGGTGGTCTAAGACCTTTGAAACAACATTTAGAAGATTGGTTTGATCATACATTATTAGTAGCTGATGATGACCCACAGAGAGATGAATTGATAGCTCTTGGTAAGTCTGGGCTAGCTAAGATAACCGAAGTAGAAAAGACTGGATGTGAAGGTCTAGCTTCTTGGTTATATGAATACATTAATACAATTTTCTTACCTGACTATGGAAAAGAAGAAGCTGAACGCATCTGGTGTTCCAAAGTAGAAGTGAGAGAAACTGACAGTAATATGGCTATGAGAGTGGGACACAGAGAAGATGGGGAATTCAACTGAGACTAACCTATACACATATAAGTATACGGACTTCACTAAAGACATAAGAAAAATAGCACAGTGGTTAAGAGGTAAGCGTAACGGGTATACCAAGTATGAAGAAGACCCTTGGGAACCTGATATGATAGTATCCATTAATAGAGGTGGACTGGTAGCAGGTGTCTATCTATCCCATCTATTAGACATACCTCATTTTCCAATACATTATCAGACTAGAGATCACAATGACTTTGGTCATGATAAAACTACATGGACGTTACCATATAGACCACCTGGTGTCTCACATACAAAAAATATATTATTACTAGATGACATTAACGACTCTGGTAAAACATTTACAGATATAATGACACACTGGAAGACTTCAGATCTAGGTGAAGGTCCTATGGACGCAAGAGTTAAAACTGTATCATTGATACAAAGAAAAACAAGTAAGTTTGCTGTTGACTTTAGTCCAATAGTATTAGATAACGATAAGTGGGTAGTCTTTCCATGGGAAAGCAAATAATAATAAAGGAAAAGTGAATGGCGTTAAATAAAGATAAAACTGATAGCTCATTAGGTTGGGAAGTACATGACCATCTAAAGTCACTAGGTATTGAGACTCCTATGACATCTAATGTAACTGATATGATGGATAAGCAGAAGCTATCATTATTAGAAGATCATTTTGAAAAGATAATGGAACTATTAGGACTTGACTTGACAGATGACTCAATGCAAGACTCTCCTAGACGATTAGCTAAGATGTATGTTAATGAATTGTTCTGGGGTATGGATTATAAGAACTTTCCTAAGTGTACAGCAATAGAAAATAAACTACAGAATATTAATACTAATAGCTCTTTTGTATTAGAGAAAGGTATTACAGTTAACTCTGTTTGTGAGCATCACTTTGTTCCTATCTATGGTAAATGTACTATAGCTTATCTTCCTAAAGGTAAGATGCTAGGTCTGTCTAAATTAAATAGAGTTACAGAATACTTTAGTAGAAGACCTCAGGTACAAGAAAGATTAACAGAGCAGATTAGAGCTGCTATATCTTATGTTACTGAGACTGCTGATGTAGCTGTGTTTATAGATTCAGAACACTTCTGTGTAAAGAGTAGAGGTATACAAGATACTAATAGTTCTACAGTTACATTATCTGTAGGTGGTATATTTGCTGAAGATAAATCTGATATTAGAAGAGAGTTTTTAAACTTAGCGAGAATGCAATAGCAAAAAGGAATATTATATGATGAAATCAATTAAAATTATTGGTGACTTTAGTATAGAAGAAATACAAAATACTAAAAGAGAACCATTGAAAAGAAAAACAACAACGGTACATGGTCCGCAAGAGTATTTAATAAAGGATATTCTTATAAAGTTTAAAATGTATAGAGAAGACAGAGCATTTATACAAAAAGTAAAACCTAAGGACGTACAAGGTAAGTATGGTAAACCTTATAAAGAGTTACCTTTAAATTTTAAAGGTGCAATGCCAAGTAATTATTTTTGGTTAACTAAACCCTTAAAAGTAACACCAGATACATATGATAATAATTATGTGGTAGATATAAATGAACTAAGGAATAGTTGTATACCTTATAGAAAAGCTAAAGCAAAGACTCCTGTTTATACTCGTACTGGAATTGAAAGAGAAGATTTAACTTTAGATATTGTTAAGAAAAATATTAAGGATTATAAACCAGCTACAAATGGTATTGCTGCTGAGCTATATTTGAATAGAGCTTTCAAGGGTAAAGGATTTAGTATGGATGAATTTTTAACTTTATGTGAACAACGTGGTCGTCCTGTAAAAACTAAAACAAAGAATGGTAAACCACATGGTGGATTTGCAAGAGTATTTGAAGCTGCAAAAGCTCTGCAACACTTGTTAGGTGATAGAGGTAAAGTACTTATGGCCCAAGAGAATAATGGTATATATCAACTTATCCTCGAGGATAAGTATAAATCTTGGCCAACTGATAATAGATATAAAGTATTAAATACTAAAAGTAAACAAGAACAGTTGGTGGTGTATGCGTAAAAGAATATTTGTAACCTGGCAGAAGGAAGGTATACATCAGTATCCTAATGCTCCTAAAGGAGTAGAGTTCTTAGCCTATCCTCATAGACATATGTTTCACTTTAGAGTTGAGATAGATGTCTTTCATGATGATAGAGAAATAGAATTTATATTATTTAAAAGAGAACTAGAAGGTCTTTATACAGAAGGTACAATAGAATTAGATCATAAGTCATGTGAGATGATGTCTGATGATTTATCTGTTTACATATACAAAAAATATCCTAATAGAACATTCACTATAACAGTAAGTGAAGATGGAGAGAATGGTGCCATTACTGATTATGATATTGATACAAAAGGAATAATAAACTAATGGAATTTTGTCATATAATGCCAACAGACTTTCTTAATAAGTTTGCTGGTAAGTATAAGAGTCATTTAATGTTAGCTCATTTAGTAGAAACTGATATGAGATATGCTGATTGGTTTGAAGCCTATGATGGTGTAAAGATATTAGATAACTCTGCCTTTGAAATGTACAAGCAAGACAAACCTATGTACCCAACTGATAAGTTAATAGATATGGGTGAAAGAGTTAAAGCTGACTACATTGTAATGTCAGACTACCCAGATCAAAAAAGCTCTGTAACTATAGAAGCTGCTATGGAGATAGCTCCTACATTTAAAGAGAAAGGTTTTGGAACATTCTTTGTACCTCAATCTAAGATAGGTGATATGGAAGACCTTATAACAGGTTTTACTTGGGCAGCTAATAGTTCTCTTGTAGACTATATTGGGTTTAGTATATTGAATATACCTAATGCTTATGGGGTGGAAAAAAATAATAAATTACAAAGATATCTTTCGAGAATGAAGTTCATTCGTGAGTTAGATATGAGAGGAGTGCTTACTGATATAGTTAATAACGGTAAGAAGATTCACTTCTTAGGAATGTTGGATGGACCAAATGAAATTGAACTTTTATCAGACACTGGCTATGGTCAGTATATTGACACTTGGGATAGTAGTGCTGCTTGTTGGTATGGTGCTAACGGTATTATGTTTGACGATAGTCCAACTGGTGCTGTTAATGGAAAATTTGAGAAAGAAGTTGACTTCAATGCTAAAGTAGGTGATATTAAAAATGAAGAAAAGATTGATAATAATTTAACCTTTATAGATAATTTATGTGAGAAAAGTGATGCTGAAGAATATTGGACTGACGACGAACATTTCTAATATGCCTGTGGAGAACATTCAACCTAATGCTGTAGACCTATGTATTGATAGGGTATGGGAGATAGGTACTGATGAGTTCTATATTGGTATAGATAAAAAACAACATAGAAAAGATACAAAAGAAATCTTTCCAGATAGTACAGGAGAGTGGTTATTAGAAGAAGGTAAAAAGTATCAGTTTGATACAAGTCATTGGGTAGTTATACCTGAAGGCTTTGCTGGATGGCTAATACCTAGATCTACTTTAAACCGTAATGGTATTTCAATTACATCAGGACTATATGATAGTGGCTTCCAGAATTATGTTGGAGCTGTGATGCATATTGGTTGTGGTAATGCTAGAATACAGAAGGGTGCTCGTGTAGCGCAATTTGTTTACTGTGAAGCTGAAACAGATAGAATGTATGATGGAGATTATAATGCTAAAGATACGAGACCTCACTAATGAGATTTAATGAAAAGAAATTCTTAAAAGAAGTAGAAAAGTATATCGATAGTACTTACAATCAACATTACGTTGGTAAGAAAGAAGTACAGACTATAGATGTATGGGAAACACTAGGTAGTATTGATACGACATGTAGAGATACTGCTATAAAATATTTAATGAGGTATGGTAAGAAGGGTGGTCATAATAGAAAAGATCTATTGAAGGCTGTTCATTATATTGTATTGCTAGCACATTTTACATCAGGAGATGATAATGGAAATTAAGATTGAGATAGACCAACTGAAGAAAAGAAAACTATTTGTAGCTACTCCTATGTATGGAGGACAGTGTCATGGTATGTATACTAGAAGTACTAATGACTTATCTGCATTGTGTATGCATTATGGAATAGAAGTTAAGTTTTATTATTTGTTTAATGAAAGTTTAATTACA